CCACTCAAACCAATCAGATTGTTTTAAGTACTGCTGCCATATCCATACGCACACTCTCCGGTGCTGCAGCTGGCCCCAACGTATTCATTGGTGATAATACCACTGGCAATAATGCAGCCAGTGGTGTTAACAATTTTGTATTTGGATTAAGTGCAGGCAGCTCACTAAAAAATGCATCTGATAATGTATTCATTGGAAATGCAGCAGGAAGAGACAATACTTCTGGGTTGCGCAACACTTTCATAGGCTCATTAGCTGGTTTGCAGAACATAAGTGGGTGCAGCAACACTTTCATAGGCAGATCAGCTGGTAGATTCAATACTTCAGGTTGTGCTAACTTGGCTATTGGACCAGCAGCCAGTCAAAACTTAACCACTGGTTGCAGCAATGTGACGTTGGGTCCTTTGGCTGGTTATAAACTAGATCAAGGCAATGCCAATGTGTTCATAGGGGCACTAGCTGGTTATGAAGCAGTAGGATATGGATCCAGACGCAGTATAGCAATAGGTTACCGTGCAGGTTGCACTGGCGGTCAATACAACATCTCCATTGGTTATGATGCAGGTCGAAATAATGACAGATATAGCAATGTTTTCATAGGAGACTCAGCAGGAACTAGCAACACGAAAGGAATATACAACATCTTCTTGGGCCGTGCCGCCGGAACATATAATAATGGTTATTATAATTTCTTCCTTGGCAAGGGAGCAGGTGCAAGATCTTATCGAGGTTCATACAATGTTTTCATAGGACAAGATTCAGGCAGATACGCTACAAATGCACGAAACAATTTCTTCTTAGGAAAAAACACAGGGTTCAACTCTGTAAGCGCATGCTTCAACACATTTATAGGAGATTTTGCAGGGTATCAAAATACTACAGGTTGTTACAATAGTTTCTTTGGATACAAAGCTGGGGTTAGCAACTATTCAGGTAAAAACAACACATCTATAGGCAGACAAGCAGGTTGTGCTAATGTTTTTGGTTCCAATAACATAATATTTGGTAATAATGCTAATACATCATCCAACAACTTGTCAGGTACTATAGTTATTGGCACTGGTGCCACAGCCACTCAAAATTTCTCGTTAATATTAGGATCATTAACCACACCATTGTCTGGCACTGTATATGGCAATCTTGCAGCCACAGCCACATCACAAGCTTTATCAACTGTGGGTGGCACCAGTGATGATTGGAATGCAAACATTGCATTCACACAGAATTTAAGTGTAGTTGGCACAGTTTTAACAACCACAGGGGTAAACTGGATACCCACACTGTCTGGTATACTCCCTGGTGCAGAAATAACCAAACGTGTATCCACATCAAGAGGAAAAATAAGAGGCAAAATATTCTACAATTTTCTTAACTCAGCTATCACCAAAAATTTATTCCTACGGTTTGCCAATAACAACATCTTCACCGGTGCTACTAACATCATTGATGCAGGCAATGCCAATCAACAGACATGGATTAGAACTTTTGAAGGCATATTGTTGCCAAACAATCAATTTGTATTTAGCCCTGCTCAAGGAAATGTTGAAGACGGTTTACGCAACAATCCATTCACAACATATGGCTACACCCCCGGCGACCCAATTTATTATCAAGTGGGTGTTTCATTAGGCAGCTCTGCATCAGAATTTGTTGCCATCTCTGGTGGCTATGTATCAATTGTTGCAAACTAATCATAATCAATAGCGTTTATACGCTTGTGTTACTTTATATTTTTGCACAAAAAAAGAGGCCCGAAGGCCTCTTTTAAACCAGGACATACTGGAAATTTTTTTGCTCTTTCTAATACTGCTATTAGAAGTAGATCGCCTGTGTCGCAGGAACGAAAGCTTCGCCCAAGCCAGCCAACAGGATGGTGTGATAATACAAATTAGCACCGAAGATATTGTCTACTACACCATAACGTGTTAGCAAGCCAACACGAGGTGAGAAGTCGTTCGGACCAATTGTACGTTGCACCATTACCGGGATATACGGACAATAGATGATGCCGGTGTCATAGAACTCCGGACCCTTATAGCCCAGCAGAGCATATTCTACTCTGCTTGTACGAAGACCAGCTTCAAACTGAGCCTCTGTACGTGTATCACGATATACGTTGAACCGACCACCCAGGTTACCCACCTTGGCTACGCCAACAGGTTGAGTGTTAACATTGCCTTGGACCGGTACCCACTGGAATTCGGGAAGCATTTCAAGAATTGCGCAAACGCGAGGTGTTGCAACGATAAAGTTGGCAGCGCCACGACGATTACGTACTGCGATTCTGTTAGCCTCAACGATCAATCTCTGATAGAAGTCGCGATTGCGCTCCACCAGCCAACGACCGTCCGCAGAAGCAGGGCTCCATACACTGTAACCAGTGCCGTAGCCAGCATTCAGCGAAACTTGGATCATGCGAATGATCATTTCACGGTCGATTTCAGCCTGTAGCTCATATGACATAGCATTGGTGAGCTCAGTGTCGATATCGATACCGTTCATGTTCTTCAGATCCTGTTCGAGTTCAACAGACCAACGAGCGGCTAACCTGCGAGTACCAGCCTCAACGGCTGTCTTTTCGAAGGAAACTTCGATCTGAGGGATTTTACCCGTCAATTCGAAATTCTTGAGTAGTTGAGCAACACCTTGATCAACACTGATCGAGGGGAACAGATGCCCGTAAGCACCGTCCGTCCCAGATAGCGCATTACTGGATGTACCAGTATAGGCTGTGTTGAGGTATTGATAACCAAGCTCTTTAGCATTAGCTGCAAGCTGAGGATTGTACAGATTGGACCCAGCGCCAGGGGCGTTTTGGGAACCATCCAGGCCATTTTCACCCAGACTTTGAGCAGCATACTTGTAGCGCAAAGCGAAGGCCAGACCCACAGGTCCACCCATCGGCTGCACGCCAACAATCTCGTTAGTGATCAATTCAGGAAACGTTCTACGAATCATCGGAATGAGGATCTTGGGCAAACGGGCATCACCTGTGGCATACCAGTCTGAACCACCAGGGACTTGGCCACCGTAATTACCAGTAGCATTGGAACCGAAGACGGATCCTGTGCCACCAGCGACGTTAGCTTCCTTGATGCACCAGGCTTCTTGGTTTTCCAAGAGCATGGCTGTGTTCAAGCGTGTATGATCATCATTGATTTCCTTGACACTGTCGGAAGTGTAATCCAAAACTGGCTTCCACTTTTCGAGAAGTGCCTGCGCGCGACTCTCATCGATGTAAGATTGCGTAGGTCTAATTGATTTCATGAATAATTTTTCTCCTTATTTTCGACCTGCAGATAATTTATCTGCAATAATAATCAGGTATAATCCTCTACCGAAATTAGTATTTCGAGAGCTCAGAGAGGTAAGGGGACATATGCTTTTCGTCCACATGAGCTTCAACAGACTCTTCAACAACAGGACGATCTACCTGTGTTGATACGGTTTCTGTCTTGGCTTCCTCTTTGATGTTTTGAAGTCGCTCTTTTTCTGTCTTGTCAAAGAGACTAACTGCATATTCAATATTTTCAGTAATGAATTGAGCACTCTTGCCCTTCATTACTTTTTCAATATAGCCTTTCTTACGAGAAGAAAGACCTATGGTCTTCTTTTCCAACGTAAGCTCGGCTTCACGTGCAGCTAATTTTTCTTTAAGAACAGTCAGTTCTTTATTAGCGACTTCAAGCTTCTGAGAAGCTTCATTAATTTGATGCTTTCCATCAACGATGGCTTCGCGAACGCTTTCTTTCGCGAGGGCTGCATCAACGCCCAAAAGTGCTCTAATTTGCTCGAGAACAGACATGGCTCTCTTGTTCTTCATGGCTGCTTGTATATCAGCAGCAGGCACAGTCTCATCAAGATAAGCTTCAAGATATGAGCTAATGTTATTAACAGTGTCATTCTTGAACTGCTTGGCTTCTGTTTGCAGAGCGGTTGTATATTTACGAACAATTGCTTTGAGCTTTTCTGCATGAGAAGCATCAATTGCTTCAACTATCTTGTTCAGCTTGACTGTGTGGTCAGCATCAATAGCCTCCAAGAGCTGCTCAAGCTTCTTGCTATAATCTTCATCCTGCTCAGTAAGAGCTTTGGTAACATGGATCTGAGCCTTCTCAGTAACAGAAGCATTGAAAGCTGCTTCTATTTCTTTAAGAACTTCCTCTGAGAGGAGATCCTGTGTTGCTTCCTTGAGAATAGTTTTAATATCTTTGCTCATAAATTAAAAAAGGTTTACGCTCTTGTTCTTCGTGATGCGAGCTGCAAGTTTGGATTCCATAATCTTGTGTAAATATTTATGCGCCTCAGCATAATTTTTTTCACTTAAGTTCTTTAAAAAGTTTACAACCAAAAACTTCTCGTTCATATTAATATACTTATTCTCGAGCTCTTTAACTTTTAAAGGGTTTGCCGAATTTTTTTGTGAGATTTTGGCCTCCAGCTCATTAGCTATCCCATTGTTCTCTTTCTTTGTTACCTCAATGGCTATGTTCATAGTACTTTGCTAATTTTGTTGAAAAACTCTAAGATCTGACTCTTGAGATAGTCTTCTACATCACGCTTTGGAAGATTTCTCAATGTGTCAGACAGACCATCATAAAACTCTTCAAATCGACCATCTTGTGTTACAACAAACTGTTTAGACTCTAAAATACCGTTGACAAACGCTTTGGGGAAGCTTGGATCTGCAACACAATCAATGGCCACAAGACGAAAATCTTCAACTCTATTGACACCATTGCCTTCATCTATTAATTTTCCAAGAGCTCTGCTGCTCATTCCAACACGCACACCATCATTAACCAAGCTACGAACAATCTGACCCATGGGGGTGGTTAAAACTTTTGATTTGCCAAAGTAAACATTTCCATCCCTGTGCATCTCTGTTACCAAGTGACAAGCACGCTCTAAATTGACTTCAGCTGCAGTGGGGTGGTTCAATTCTCCCATGCTCCTATTGCTCTTCACCATCTCACTGATATAACGCCTGACCTCACGGTCCATTTCTTGTGAGCTGTAAATTCTCTTGTTCTTGTTGACCTCTTCACATTGCATGTAAGGCCCTTTGATGTACATTGTACTGGGAGTGCTACCACTCTTTTCTTCCACTACATATTCATATTGATCTTCCGGAGCAGGAGTCTCGACTAAAAGTCTTAAGGCCATGTTAATATTTATTGTTTTTTAATACTATTTTCTTAGTTCTTTTTCAGTTAAAATGGTAAACTCATATCCACGTTCTTTGCACCATTTTCTAGCTGCTGCCCACTTTGCTTGATTTTGAATATATGTAAGTTGTTCATATAGAAGTGTTTTTTTATGTTTACCTGCAGCCGCTTCTGGTTGTATGGTTTGTTTGAACGGTTTGACTTCAACCAAAAATTTCTTCACACCGTCAATAGTTTTTAATTTTATGATAGCATCAACAATGTAGCGGTGAGGCTTCTGGTCAATGGGACTGGTGTACGGTATTACAATTGATTCACTGCCCCACTCAACCACATTGGGGTTAGTATCGCACCATCGAAATAACTTCAATTCCCAGCTGCTCAGATATCGCGGCAAATCGTGACCTTTGTATTTTGTAATGTTGGTAGGCTTGAAAATACCTTGAACGTACTTGGTATTTTTTACTGTAAATTTCATCCAACAAAAAATTGTGGCGGTGCAGCATCTCCCAACCCTGGTGCACCCTCGTATAGTTTTCTTTCAAGTTCAATTTTTTCATTCTTACCATCCTCAGCTATTGCTGCATTAATAGTTCCACCACCGAGCAGAGTCGTATTTTGATATTTGCCACGAACCATGCCAATGGCTATCTTGGTCAAAGCAAGAGCATATTGATATACCCACTGCTCTTGAAGTACATCCACAAGAGGTCGTTCCACATAACAAGAAACAATACCAAAATATTTCGAAGTAGATTTTGGTTCAGGTATGAGCTGCATGTACTGGGTCCTGGGATCAAACCTCACATCTTGCTTCAAAGCTAAAACCTTTTCTCGGGTGTCCAGCCAGTTCTTCAAAATGTTCCAACTTATTAAATCAAACCCATAATTGCCTAGTGCATAACTGAAATAAGTTTGCTGTGCAAGAGTTTGCTCAATTGTGAATAAAGTGTTAATGCCGTTGTTACTTCCTTCTTCAAAATCATACACATCAATGACTCTTCTATAGTCACCAATCAAATAATCATAACTGTTCAGCAACTCTACATTGCCTGGATTTTTCTCATCAAACACCTGAAACAGATAGGGGTTATTTGCATCTCCAATCACCATTTTTCCAACGTTATACAGTGATTTTATTTCTGGTGAGACGTTTTTAAATTGAGCACGGAAATTAAAGTTTTTTGTTAGACTAAACAGAACATCCAACCTCAACCCAGCCCCTGGTTCATACAATGTGCTATCAAATACTAAAAATTCTTGAGTGTATCCTGCATACTTGGTAAACATTTCACAAGCCATGCCAATGAATTCATTTAACTGATCTGCATGAATTTCTATATTGATCAATGGAGCTCCAAGAGCTCGGCAAATTCTTTGGCCTAGACGCTCATAGCTTTGAATCTTATTGTTAAGATTCGTGCTATAAAACGTACTAACTGGTAATACTGTAGTGCAATCCATTATGGTACAACCTCTATAATAGTTATTCCAGCTCCATTGCTATACGGTGCAGCTCCATCAATTAATAGACCTTCCTGTGCCCCCACAGCAAATGTTGCACCAGCATCTAATCCAGCTGGCTCTGGTGATAATTGTATGCCACCATCATTGAAATATGTTATGTAAACTCCTAATCCATAATGATATTGAGTGACTTTACCATACATGTATGTACCATCACTAACAAACCGTATGACTGTAACACCATAAGGCTCAGTCATGATACCAGGAGATGCTGTGTTGAATTTATAGGATGGTGCAAATGCTATGGTTTTACTGCCACCTTGATCTTGACGCAATATCAACACATATTCTCCACCTTTTTTCATATTGAAAGGTTGATCCAAACTATCCACAAAATTAGTCAATTCAATGGATGCTACTTGTGCGTTATCCAAATCCCATGAAAAAATATTTGAAGAAGCAACAAGAGGCACAGAAGCAAAGTTTTTTTGCTTGGTGTTGCCTTGAGGTACATTAGACTGCATGGCGTCTAATATTGTATACCAATATGAACTATTAGATGCAAAAGCTGTGTATGATTGTTCATATCTGCCGCTCACCCCTTTTAATGCGGTGTAACCTATGTAAGATTTTTGCCAATTTGAACTGGAAGCTGTGGTGGTGGTGCGTGTGGTTGTGTATTGATCCCAACCACCGCTCAGCAAACCCACGTGCAAATAATTAGCTCTCCAATCTAAGCTATTTGCCGGATAACCAACATAGTTTGTTTTTTTAGAACAGACAGTGTTGTAGAATGTACCTAAAAATTCATTGCCTATATTGGCAACAGGATCTGTGGCACTATCTGGAAATCCTGCAGACGAAACAGAGTGATGAATCGTTTGATGAAACTTATTATGATAAAGATAATTGCTCATGGGGCATAAAATGTAGGATCTCCAAACATCAATGTCCCATTTGATACAAATGTTATAACAGTCTTATAGTTTGGTGTCAGGTTCACAATGCCATCAGTAACAGGGAATCCCGGATAAATGTTATTGAATCTGTATGCTGTGGAGAATGATGCTTCATGGCCACCATTGCCATCTTGCTGCAATATTAATGTGTATATGCCACCATTTTTTTGATTGGTCGGATTGGCGCATGTAATGTTGCATGTTAAAGTGTAAAAAGTAACTTGATTGTTGTCAAGATTCCAACCCAATGTGGATGTTGACTCGGTAAGGGTTAAATCTGTTCCACTAAAAGTTTTAGCTGTGGTGTATTCACGCGCAACATTAGTGAAGAGAATGTAAGGAGAATTCCAATTGGCACTATACGTTTCTATGGCAGTACTAACGTTATTATACCTTCCACTATTTGCATTTAAAGTGGTATACCCACTAAAACCAGAATTCCAGTTATTGGATAAACTATTAACTGTATTATATAAAGATAAAGTAGGTGCCCATCTGCCTGAAAGAGCATACACCGTTTGGTATCCTGACCACCAGTCATAACTATTTGTAGGTATGTTAAATGTTCTGAATCTATCAGTTAAAATGGTATAAAACACACCCAGAAATGGATACGCCTGGGATGCAATTGGATCAACACCAGCGTCTGGCACATTGGTACCAGAAATTGTATGATGATTAGCTCTGTGCAGTTTGCTATGAAATTTGAATGTACCTGCCATATAGATATTTAGTTAGAAACGACTCTAGGTGATAAATTAGTCAATACTGAATCGTTGTTTATTATATCCATCAAAAGATTGTCTTGTATGCTATAAATCTTTCCAAGACACCTATTAATAGTAGCTGCTTGGAAGTTTTCATTCAATCCTAAGTCTATATATGTATTTAAATCTGGCATATTGTAGGTTAATACAAATCTATTGTACCCTCTTTTTATAAAAACCGGGGTATTAGTAGTGTCTACTCCTTCATAAAACCTATATCCAACTTTTTTCACTAACAAAAGCATATTATGAAGCAATTTCTTGAAACTTTTAGCAAATACCCATGATTGACTGTACTCATTGCTTTGTATGTAGATGTCATCTTGTGTGTATACATTAAAATCATCTGATAATAGTGTTATTAAGTTCAAACTATCATTAAAAATAATAATTTTGTTGCTAGACAGGTTTACTGAGCCACTGTATAGGTTAAAATAGTCAGTTGTAGCATCAAATGGCAGCACTGTTAACCATTTTAAGTTATAAAAATCTGAATTGTTGTAAATTCCTATGTTATTACCAATTTTAGTTGTCCATTTTTTAATAATTCTCTTGTTTGTAGTGATATAGAATACTCTTGGCTCATAATACGCAAATTTTATATCGAGCATTATTTCATCACTTGCTAGAATCGGTGTCAAATCATATGAAACTGATGAAAGACTGCTGAAATTGTTTAAAAAATTCACAATAAACAGAGTCTTGTTGTTAATTGCATAGATATTATCATAGTAAGTGCTATATGCTAAAGCATTAAACGACGATGCACTATCAAACAAGCTTAAAGACACAGCTGTATTGATCCAATTTAAGTTTATATCAAATATTTTAAAGCATTTATTGCCAATATCCTCCACAATCAAGTTATTACCGGTAAAGGCTATCTTACCTGCACCGTTAAATTTTAATGGTTCGTATCTACCACCTTGACCACCAACAAAAGACTTTAAAAACAATCTTCGCGATTTTACATAATCATCACTTACTGTGTCGTACAAGTCGTAAGCATACACATTATTCAATTGCTTGTCTGATACATACAGTGTGTTGTTGCTATCTACAGCCAACCCCGCAATATTTTGAAAATACAAAGAACCAGAAACTGGATCCACCAATGTTTGGCTGAGAATAAAATATGGATTGTTGTTAATATCGTAGTTTAATAGTGTCAAAGTGGTTTTATTGGCAATTGCAAGGTTATTTTCCTGTCTGTTTTTAAACGCCACAGCAGTATAACTATCATCAATATTTTGTAGCGTGCTGCCGCCGCTTAAAAAGTTTATAGCCCCACTAACTTTTTGTACATCAGAAAAAAATTGTAGTTTAAACTGATTTTTTGGTGTGGTCTTACTACCAGTCAACCCTGCCCACCCCGTAAAAGTAGTAGGAAAAACAAAATTACTTATATTACACAATCCATACAAATAAAGCATATTATAGTATAGTTTTTCTAATTTTAGATTTAACACACTCTCTGTTACAATATCATTTGGTTGAATCTCTACACTTGGTAAATCGTATGGGAGTGCAAAAAGATCAGTCACAATTCTGTCATATGCAAGTTCTGTATTGTTAAATTCTGTTGCTATACTATTCATATTAATTTCCTAATAGAGAGCTCCCGTTCAGCATGGGTCTTAGATAACCCGCACTTTGACTTGCTGCATTTGTTACCCATGTAATATTATTTAATTTAGAATACGCGGGTAGATATTCTTTAATTTTGTTTGAAACAGCTGTGGCAACATATTCCCTGCACTGATTATCAAGCACACTATCATTTATATATATGTTCACAATCCCGCTCTTAAACCCAGGCACCTTCTGCTTGAAGTATCTAGAAGCTGTATCCAAGAAGCTCCGTCTACCAGATGGCACATCCCATGTTACGTCGTTAGGTACTAATTTTTTCTTGTATAACATTCCAACATCAAAATAGTTCAATTCTTTAGATATGAAATATAAGTCTTGCACTTGAAGATCTTTCACAAGATAGCCTTTTCTAGCAGGGTTATTTCTGAATAATACATCGTTCAATGTCAATCCATTATAAAATGGAGCAGTACCAGCAAAGAGGGTATCTGTTACTAGCGGTATAAAGTTATATTTGTT